CAGCTTATTTAAATAAACGTGCTGAAATGTATGTTAATGCAAAACGTTATATTACAGAACATGGCATTAATGGAATTGACGATAAAATGAAAGAAGAACTGAAAGCTACACGTTATGAACTCTCAGTTCATGACAAGGTTCAGTTAATAAAGAAAGACGATATTAGATTAATTTTAAAACGTTCTCCTGACAGTGCAGACAGCTTTGCTTTGACTTTTGCAATGGCTGATATGCCTAGAGGTCTTGTTTTGGAAAGAAAATCAAGACAGGGCGCATTTATGGAGTAAAAATACTTTTATAAATATAAAGTTGCGAACATGGCGCTTACCATGCAGAGGATAAAATATTATGAATGAAGACGAAATCAATACCGGTTCAATCGAAAACACTGAGGCTGAAGGTGATAAGGTTGAACAGATAGAGATTCCCGCTGAAGATTCGGCCCAGCAAACCGTTTCCGAAGAAAGTAATGTGGTTCAAAAGGGTGAACCGAGGAAGACATACACGAAGGAAGAACAACAGGCATATTCTTTCAGAAAGCAGCTTGGAAAACAGAAAGCTAAGTATGAAGGTCAATATAACCAGTTGCAGACCCAGTATAACGAGCTCTTAGCACGACTCGATAGATTGGAAAATCCGGATAAGTATGCTCCACTGAACAGAAATCAATTCCAGGACGACGATTCCTATATTGATGCTATAGTGCAGCAAAGATTCGACAACATGTGGAATCAGAAATTGCAAGAAGCACAGCAGAAGTATAGCGAACAGGCAAAACAGGAACAAGAAGTTCAGGCTTATAAGACAAGACAGGATGATAACGTCAAAAAGTTATTTAAGACTCCTGAAGCAGAACAACAGTATAGACAAGCTATCGGAACTGCTCTTCAGAATGGATTAGGTGAACTGATTGACGAGGACAAGGAAGTTGCCCAGTATATCATGAGGTCTGATTTAGGTCCGAAGATTCTTTACGAATTTGCTACAAAACCTGAAGAAGTTGAAAAGATGTTCAATGACAACGTTACACCAATGGATAGACAGTTCATGATTAGGGACTTAGAAAACCGTTTACGTAACGAAATAAATAAACCATCGGTGCCAGTCATCGGAAAGCCGGGACTTGGTACAGAGGCTAAACAAGGTTCAATTTTCGATTCTGATGATTCAATTTTGAACTATTTAAGAACACATTAACATTTCATAAAGGAAACATATTATGGCAGATGTAACAAATCATGGCACATTTTCAAACAACAAGAAAGTAAAACTCATCGCAGGCGAAGTCTATGACAACCTTCCGTATTTGAAGAAAGCTCATTCCTACATGACGCAGGGTGAACTTGAAGGTAAGAAGTATGGTAAGACTTATTCTGTTTATATTCCTGACCCGGGTGAAGTTAGCGATGGTCTCGAAGCTAATCCGGATAACATCAATGAAGTTGAAGTTGATGTTACTCTTCAGAACAAGAACACTTCTGTTCAGCTCGATGCATGGAATAAGTTGACCAACATTGAATCTTTCACCAACGAAATTGCAAAGCCGCGTGGTATCAAGCTCGCACGTTCTGTTGAAAAGGACGCTATCGACCAGACCGTTCCGAAGGCTTTCCAGGCAGTTTCTGGTAATGCTTCTTTCAAGACTCTCACGGATATGTCCAAGGCTCTTGACGAAGTTGGTGTTGCTGGTACTAAGGTATCTTTCGTTAAGCCGACTGTTGCTGGTACTATTGCAGCTGGTGGTCTCGCAAACTTCATTCCGTCTGAAATCCAGTCTAAGATTTATAAGGACGCTTATTTAGGTCAGTATGCTGGCGCATCTGTTATCGAAGAAAGCCTCATGCCGATTGTTAACGTTGCTGGTACTGAAACTGCTTCTGTTGCAGCTACTGCAATCACAGCTTTAGAAGGTACTGCTACTGTTACTGCAGGTTATACTGTTGCTGTTACTGACAACTTCCCGGGTGTTCCGTTCAAGCTCAATGCTAAGATTGTTGGTGTTGACGGTATGGAAACTGATCAGGACCTCTATGTTATCGCAGATAACAATTCCGCTGTTCCTGAAATCCGTGTAGCTGTTAAGGGTCACAACATCAATAACGCTAATGCTTGGGTTGAAGCTGGTGAAACTCCTTCTGCTGCAACACTCGCTGTTGCTGCTGGTAAGTATGCTCTCGGTCAGTGCCGTACTGAAGACGCTGTTGGTTTTGATAAGTATACATTCGCAGACCTTCCGGGTTCTGAAAATGTTACTGAATCGGTTAACAACGTTTCTATCAAGATGAGCACCTACGGTGACGGTAAGAGAATGGAAACCTTAACTCGTTTGGATATTCCGTATGCTGTCACGTTGCCCGATCCTCGAAAAGCTGTTGTAGGCTATTTCCGCATCGATTAATATAAATTGAAATAACGATTTAAAAAGGGTTGAGGAACTTCCTCAGCTCTTTTTTTGTATAATATTTTTTATAATAATCAGGATTTTCTTTTCTAAATTCTTCTAGTTTTTCTTTATTCCAATCTGGATGATTTTCAATCCATTTTTTATGATTAGCTGCTTTTCTTTCTCTAAATTCTTTATCATTTGCATATCTTTCTCTTGACTTCTGATTTATTTCGTCTCTATGTTTTTCTCTATATCTTTTTTGACGTGCTTTTGCTAATTCTTGTTTATGTTCATCTGTAACACCATTATCTTTATTATTAGCAGCCATATGCAAAGCTTTATGTGCACTTTTTGTTAAGAAAATCAATTCTTCAGGTGGTCGATGATAATACTCACCCAAATCAATGAGCTCATCAGCAGTAAATGCATTTTTACCATCTTCTGCTATTTCTTTTTTATGATGACAAATATACATTTCTTCAGAATTTATCGCCTCTTCATAATTTTCAATTAAATGATGATAAATTTTTCTACAGTATTTTCTAACTTCATTGCTAATCATTCTTTATTCCAATTATCATGTTTTTTTATTCTAATAAATAATATAGTAAATTTTTAAGGAGATGTAAACCCCTATGATAACCGTGAACTCACTTTTGAACCAATGTTTTCAAAGATGCTCTTTAGTCGGCGATTCTCAATCCTGTTCTGGAACTCAGGCTATGCAAGGACTCAATGATCTTAGCTGCCTCATAGCTGAGCTAAATGCTCAGAATCTGATTCTTTCAGATGTAGAAACAGTTAACTGTTTTAAGACTGGTGGAAGAATTAGAATTATGGAAAAATTACCAGAAGGTTGGTATGAATTAGATAGTTGGCCAACTGATTTAACAAACTATAAGCCTGGTTGTGTATTAAAAGTAGGCAATGAATTTAGAACGGTTAATGTTGAAGGTCAAATAAAACATACAGTTCCAATGAACGGTTTTGATAAATGGCCAGATTTAATTATAGAGCCGTTGATAGATAGAGTTGTTACATTGTCAAGAAAGCTTGGTGTACGCTATATCCAGCTTTTACCAGCAGAACGTCAGCTTTTGGATTCTAAGACTAAGATGGGTCTTCCTGTGTTCTATACATGTGAAACTCAATTAGAAAAAATTAAAGTTATTGATACTGAATACAATTATGAGGTTTTCATTATCGAAACAGATTCTGTGCAACCAATTGAGTATAGAATTACATATCTTAAGAAAATTCCAGAATATAAATTAAATGACCGTCTTTATTTCAGTGAAAAAATTATTTCTATTCTCGAAGACGGTATTTGTTCAAAGCTTTGCTTACGTTATAAGTTACTGGATGTCAAGCCTATTTTTGACGAAGAATTTGCAAATGGAGTAAGATTACTGAAGAGAACTAATAATGCTAATAGACCAATGACGTATGAAGGTTTTGGCGGTTCTTATCTTGATAATTACTATAATGGTTTTGCTCCAAATCAATGGTAATGAGGTAATTAATGCCAGAAAATAAAATTACATATTCATTCGTAGGTAGTTCTGCGAAAACAAAAAATCCTAATATTCAGGGTGCAGCTATTTCCAGAAATATGTATTCTGGTTTTAACGGTTCCAAGGACGACGCTAGACGTTTTATGCAAAGCTGTCCTGGAATAAAATTCCTGATGTCTTTAGGTGATGATGCTCAGATAGACGGTATGTATGTTCCGTCTACTGGCTTATCTATTACAAACTTTACACCGTCCTTGTTCGTAGCCTATAAAGGTAATATCTATAGAATAGATAATTCTTATGAGATAGAAGTTATAGGCTTCTATACATCTGGTAATAAAGTAGAATTTGCAGAGTCAGCCGGTGAACGTGATGTTTTAATGTGGGTTGACGGTGTTTCTATTTACGGCTATGAATTAAAGAATGGTCAAACTGTAAACATAACTTTACCTAAAAGAATTACAGAAAATGCCTATGTAAAACCTACCCATATAGCCGTTGTTTCAGGTTCTATAGTTATCAATGACCTTGGTTCTGGCTATGTTTATTATTCTAAGCCATATCCGCTTTCGCAAGAAAAAAGAAACATATTTAATATTGTCGACGGTAAGGTTCAATATAAAGGTGATGGAATTACGGTAGATACCAGAGAAGTGGATTCTGGTGAATATTGCTTCTTAGATGATTATGGCGTTCAAATGTATTTCAATGCTGAATCTTCTTCTGATAAAGTTACAGCAGTTTATTCTGTTGGTTCTTTACTTACACTTTACGGTCCGTCTTCTATTGAATTCTGGATGAGAGGTGACGCTGAATCTTATCAGACTTGGCAAAGAACTTCTTACACAATCAACAAGGAACAAGGTCTTGAAGCTAAGTATTCTTTGGCTTCTGTTAACCAGACACAGTTCTGTATCGGAACAGGTAAGGCTAATGCAAAATGCGTTTTGATGATTGAAGGAACTAAGGTTACAAAAATTTCTGAAGAATGGCTGGACAGAATCCTTAATGATAACGAGATTTCCAATACACGTGCATGGACCTATTCCAAGAATAACCATAGCTTCTATATCTTTACGATAGGCAATGAAACATATTGCTACGATATAATGACAGGTGAATGGCATATTAGAAGCTCACGTAACTTCTACACTTCTAAAAATAAACCATATA